TGGGTCAAAGGTAAAACACTTGACCAAGCAGGAAGCATTAAGAATAGTGAGATTGCAGAAGAACTCGCCCTACCTCCGGTCAAAATACATTGTAGCATACTGGCCGAGGATGCAATTAAAGCGGCTGTAAATGATTACCGTAACAAGCACAGCATCTAAAAAAATTCAACAACAATTATCTAAACGAGGTAAAGGTGTTGGGCTTCGCATCGGTGTTAAAACCACTGGTTGCAGTGGACTAGCATATGTGTTAGAATACGTAGACAATCCCAACCCTGAGGATCAATGCGTTGACTGTGATGGCTGCAAGGTTTTTGTTGATCCTAAAAGTTGTGCTTATCTAACGGGACTAGAAATAGATTACGTAAGAAACGGACTAAACGAAGGATTCGAATTTAATAATCCAAATGAACGCGATCGTTGTGGTTGCGGAGAAAGTTTTAGAGTGTAAATGTTAATAAACAAATTTAATTATACAGCCATTAATAGGGAAACAGTCGATGGAAAACGTCACTATTGTTTACCCGATGGTTCTAAGGTTCCCAGTGTTACTACTATTTTAGATCGTACCAAGCCCGAAGAAAAACGTCATGCATTAGCAAATTGGAAACGTCGCGTGGGAGAAGCCCAAGCACAACAAATTACCACCGAAGCGGCTAGCCGTGGTACACGAATGCACAAATGGTTAGAAACTTATGTCAAAGACGGGGACATGGGGATTCCTGGTACTAATCCGTTTAGCAAGCAAAGTCATTCGATGGCCAATGTCATTGTATTTGAGGGATTAGGCAAACATGTCAGTGAGTTTTGGGGTGTAGAAGTTCCTGTTTATTATAGTGGGCTATATGCGGGCACCACTGACTGTATCGGCGTGTGGAAAGGTCGTCCTGCCATAATGGACTTCAAGCAGACTAATAAACCTAAAAAGCGCGAATGGATTGAAGATTATTTCTTGCAGTTAACTGCTTATGCACTGGCTCATAATGAAATGCACGGAACAGATATTAAAACTGGTGTTATTTTGATGTGTAGTGCTGATAATCAATATCAGGAATTTGAAATTACGGAACAAGAATTTGAACATTGGTCCAATGAATGGCTTAAACGAGTAGAACTCTATTACCTGAGTTAATAAATATAGTATCAGGAATAGACAAATGGCCATAGTACAAATTTCACAAATTAAACACAGACACGGTGTACAAACAGATTTACCGCAGTTAGCAACAGCGGAATTAGGTTGGAGCGTTGACACTCGAAAACTATATATCGGTAACGGAACTCTGTCAGAAGGTGCTCCGGAAGTCGGGAATACCGAAATTCTTACCGAACATAGCAATATACCCAATTACACTGTTTACACTCAAGGGATAGCCCCAGGCACCACAGCAAATTTGAATTATGGTATTGTCGATTACAATAAACCAGCAGTATACATACAATATGCCGTTATTAGAGACAACGATGCCCGAACAGGCTGGTTTAAACTTGCGTGGAATCGTGGTAATGTAGCAGCACCAGATGCTATATCCTATGATGAGGAATACACCGAAACTGCTAACATAGGAATGACATTTGGTGTTATTCCGGTAGGGACCACCGGCGGAGATGCATATGTACAAATAACCGCCACTACTACATCTTCACCAAGTTTCAGTTCCAATATTCAATATACTGTAAGTACTTTAAGTTTTTAATTTTATCAAACTATGTGGAATCTATTACCCAGCGAACGCCTTCGCTGTTGGCATGAATTTCGTAAATCAATCAGTGACAAAAGAATCGAAGATGCATTAAAAGATACAGTGCATCTTTGGTGCTATGCACCTTATGTAGCTCATTATTTGACCACTGATCAAATTGATCAATGGCCCGGGCCTTGGGAATTAATTTACGAAAACTATTACTGCGATCTTGCTAAAGCACTTGGAATGCTGTATACTCTATATCTAAGTAGTCATCAATGCGAAATCGAAATAAGAACATATAATGATCCTTCGACCATGGAACAATATAATTTAGTTTATATTGACAAAGGGAAATATGTTCTTAATTATATCCATGACGAGGTTGTAAATAAGACACACGTTAAAAATAATCTAAAATTAGTAGCACGATTAACTACTACTGATTTAAATTTAGAAAAAATAAAATAAGAGAAAAAATCAATGACACAAATTCAAGTTACAAAAAGAGATGGCCGCAAAGAGCCATTAGATTTAGAAAAATTGCATAAGGTTGTATTCTGGGCAACGAAAGATACCACAGGAGTGAGCGCCAGTGAATTAGAAATTAAAAGTCATATTCAGTTTTACAACGGAATCAAGACCAGCGACATTCAGGAAACAATGATTAAGAGTGCTGCTGACCTCATCAGTGAAGATGCGCCCAATTATCAATATGTAGCCGGTAGGTTAATTAATTATCATTTACGTAAACAAGTTTACGGCGATTACCAACCGTGTAGTTTATTAGAATTAGTAAAGCGGAATGTTAACCGAGGGTTTTATGATTCGCCTTTATTAGATGCTTACAGCGAAGATGAATGGAATGAATTAAACAAAGAAATTGATCACAGTAAAGACGAAAATTTTACATATGTTGCCATGGAACAATGGCGCGGAAAATATCTTGTACAAAATCGTGTAACCGGTGAAATATACGAAACCCCACAAATAGCATACATGCTGATTGCAGCAACTCTATTTCAAAATTATTCTAAAGAAACAAGACTACAATGGGTAAAGGATTATTATAATGCGGTATCTGATCATGACATTAGTTTGCCTACCCCCATTATGGCTGGTGTACGCACACCACAAAAACAATTTAGTTCGTGCGTTCTCATTGAGACTGATGATAGCTTGGACAGTATTAATGCTACTGCTAGCAGTATCGTACGATACGTCAGCCAAAAAGCCGGAATTGGTATTGGAGCAGGACGAATTAGGGCATTGGGTTCGCCTATTAGGAGCGGAGACGCCTACCACACGGGTGTAATTCCTTTTTACAAACACTTTCAAAGTGCAACTCGTAGTTGTAGTCAGGGCGGAGTACGCAATGGCGCTGCCACTTTGTATTATCCCATATGGCATTTGGAAGTAGAAGACTTGTTGGTGCTTAAAAACAATAAAGGCACTGAAGATAATCGCGTACGACACATGGACTATGGTGTACAGTTTAACAAACTAATGTACGAACGATTGATCACTGGCGGTGACATTACTTGTTTTAGTCCGCACGATGTTCCAGAACTATATGAAGCATTCTTTAATGATCAAGATAAATTTAAAGAACTGTATGAACGTGCAGAACGCAATACCAAACTACGTAAAAAAACTTATAAGGCACTAGACTTATTTGGTCGCTTCATGCAGGAGCGTAAAGATACAGGCAGAGTTTATTTAATGAACGTGGATCACGCTAATACTCATAGTCCTTTTAAAGAAAAAATTGCTCCTATTAAAATGAGTAATTTGTGTACTGAGATTGACTTGCCCACAGTGCCACTTAAAGATCTAAACGACCCCAATGGTAGAATTGCACTGTGTACACTGAGTGCAACCAATTGGGGAAATATTAAAAGTCCAAAAGACTTTGAACGTATGTGTACATTGGCAGTACGGGGATTGGATGCATTGCTGAGTTATCAGCACTATCCAGTGTTGGCTGCTAAATTAGCCACAGATGAATTTAGACCATTGGGAATTGGCATTATTAATTTTGCATATTTCTTGGCCAAACACGATGTCAGCTACAGCGATCCACGTGCCTTGGCGTTGGTTGACGAATATGCCGAAGCATGGAGCTACTACTTGATCAAAGCCAGTGTGGATCTTGCCAAAGAACAAGGAGCTTGTGGTCGTTGGAAAGATTTAAAGTCGGCTGATGGTATTTTGCCAATCGACACACGTAAGTCGGAAGTTGATGAATTGGTGCCACATCAAGAGCGCATGGATTGGCAAAGTCTGCGGGAAGATGCAGCACAGTACGGGCAAAGAAATGCCACCTTAATGGCGTTAATGCCTGCCGAAACATCTGCACAGATCAGTAACAGCACAAATGGTATTGAACCTCCACGTAGTTATGTCAGTGTTAAACAGAGTAAGCATGGTGTGTTGAAACAGGTTGTTCCCGAGTATAGAAAATTAAAAAACAAATATGAACTGTTGTGGGATCAAAAGTCTCCTGAAGGATATTTGAAAATTTGTGCAGTGCTTCAAAAATATATCGATCAGGGTATCAGTGTTAATACCAGTTACAATCCACATCATTATGAAGATGAAAAAATTCCAATGAGTGAAATGATTGGCCACTTGTTACTATGCTATAAGTATGGTACTAAGCAGCTATACTATTTTAACACCATGGATGGTCAAGGTGAAATTGACATCGATAAATTAGCAGTTAAAAAAGAAGAACTTACTATACCTGTCGATCAAGAAGATTGTGATAGTTGCGTCATTTAAGGAATTAAAATATGAAAAAAATCTTTTCGGTACTTTTATTTGTTTTTGCAATACCGGTGTTTGCACAACAGCCATCGCTTACTATCTGTCAAGGCAAGTTTGCGTTATGTGCCGCAAGCACTTGCACCAAGACAGGAAAAACTATCACCACCAATAACGGTGTAACGTATCCCGAAGTTGTATGTAAGTGCCCTGTACTAGAAGGTCCCAGCATTGCTGATTTGAGTGCAGGTGTCATGAAAGGTAGTTGTAGCGTCGACGATCCAACAACACAAGTTTGGAGTCTATTTGCACCACGTTTAGTTGAAGGATTTCATTATCCACAAGAAGCCAATAACTTTGTAAGAACTCCTCCCAGTGCCACTAAAGCCAAAATTCAAAGTTGTCCTGGTGCAATTGCTGAAGGATCTACTAACTGCTGGGGCATGATGTGTAAGTATGATAAGAATCCAACAAATGGAACCGTAACTGCTACTTGTAGTTGTCCAATTGGCCAAATTGCTAAAGGCACAGAATTTTTAACAGAAGCGGGACAAGGTAATAAAGCGGCCTGTGCAAAACATCCAGTAGCCGCACCGAACCCACTGGCAACACCGACTAATCCGACAAAGTAAGGAATCGAATTTAAAATGAGCGTTTTTAATATTAATAACAAAGGTGATCACACCAAAGCATTGGCATTTTTAGATCCAAACGGACCTGTAAATATTCAACGTTACGAAACGTTAAAATATAGACAGTTTGAAAAATTAACAGATAAACAACTAGGCTTTTTTTGGAGACCCGAAGAAGTTGATTTGTTACGTGACGCCAAAGATTTTAAAGAACTGACTGCATTTGAACAGCACATCTTTACCAGTAACTTAAAGCGACAAATTCTACTAGACAGTGTTCAAGGTCGTAGTCCTAATTTAGCGTTACTGCCACTGGCCACAATTCCTGAATTAGAAACTTGGATCGAAACTTGGGCGTTCAATGAAACTATTCATAGTCGTAGTTATACACACATTATTCGAAATGTTTTCAGTGATCCCAGTAAAGTATTTGACGACTTGTTAACCATTGAGCCTATTGTTGCATGTGCTAAAGATATTGGTCGATATTACGACGACTTAATTCAGGCCAGTCTTTGGTATCAGACACTGGGGGTAGGCAAGCACACTGTTAACGGTAAGGAAATCATTGTTGATCTTTATGAATTAAAGAAAAAATTGTGGTTGTGTTTAAATTCTGTCAATGCATTAGAAGGCATAAGATTTTATGTAAGTTTTGCCTGCTCGTGGGCATTTGCTGAATTAAAGAAAATGGAAGGCAATGCAAAAACTATCAAATTGATTGCCAGAGATGAAAATATTCATCTTGGTAGTACGCAGACATTAATTAAGTTGCTACCACAAGACGACCCCGATTATGCAAAATTAAAAATAGAAACAAAGCAAGAATGTGAACGTATATTTCTAAATGCTGCCGAACAAGAAAAAACTTGGGCAGAATATTTGTTCAAAGATGGATCGATGATAGGATTGAACACACAATTATTATGTCAGTATGTTGATTGGTTAACTTGTAAACGAATGACGGCTGTGGGATTAGATTGCGGAATCAAACCCGGAAGTAATCCGTTACCTTGGACTGCTAAGTGGATTGCAGGAGCCGAAGTTCAAGTCGCACCTCAGGAGACAGAGATAAGTAGCTATGTGATCGGCGGAACCAAGCAGGACGTCGATCAAAGTACATTCAAAGGATTCACATTATAATGATTATTGTATACACAAAAAATAACTGCCCGTTTTGCGAACAAACAAAATACTTTTTAGATAATAAAAAGGTCTCTTATTCAGTCGTAAATATCGACGATGATGCCAATGCAAAACAATTTGTAATAGATCAAGGCCACAGAACAGTGCCACAAATTTATAATGACGATACACTAATAGTCGAAGGCGGCTATAACGGTCTTGTCAAACTAACTGAAGATCAATTAAAGGAAAAATTCGGTGTTACAATCTAAAGGATACCAACCAGGAACTATTGCCTGTTTTAAATTAGTAAATGGCGACGAAGTTGTTGCTAAAATTGTCGACGCTCATTTAATGGGCTGGACGGTAAACAGACCTTGCACAGTTATACCAAGTCCACAAGGGTTAGGTTTGATGCAAAGTCTATTTTCTGGTGATATAAATAAAGATGTAGAGCTTAAAAAGGAGCATGTAATGATGCACTCTCCAGTAATTAAGCAACTAGAGGATCATTATTTACAGACTACTACTGGGATTCAAACTGTAAGCAAAGGTCCTATTGTTATTTAAGGACGGTTATGTCAGTAGTTAGGTTAGGTGATCTTTTTGGTATGGGAGGTATTGTTACTGTCCCGGCTAGTTCTTCGGTTACAGTCAATGGAAGACCTGTGGCATTGCAAGGAGCAGTGTATACTCCACATAT